CGGGAAATTATCACGAAGAATCCTTAAGTACCTACCTTTACGCCCGCCTTAATGGGTCAACGGGACGCTTCACATTGTGTGGGGAGTCTCATTGATCACCGAATATTTACCGAAGACAAAGAAGTTCTTTAAGAAAGATCCGCGCCTTCTAACCGATCAGCAGAAAGCCGATCAGCGTAAGGAATTGCTGGAAGCCAAGCGCCTGTTGGACGAATTGGACGCTCGCGCCCGAGCGGACAACCCCTTTTGGTATTACACACCCGTTTCCGGCGATATTGTGGGGGAACGCCGGAGCTTCCTCAAGGAATTCCTGAAAGACGAGGACATTCCACAGAAATTGAACGGGGCGATTGACGTTCACTTGTCAACGGCATCGATTCGGGGGGCAAGCGGTGGTAACCAGTCGTCCAAGACGACAACGGGCTGTATCGAAGCCTTGATTAAGGCGACCGGCGCCCTCCCTTTTTGTTTTGATCCAACCCACAAAGATTTTAAGTTTACCTACCCGCCTCATCGCCTGATTCGTTCCGGTCCCCAGCATGTCCGCGTCATCGGCGAAGATTACCAGAACGGGGTTTTGCGGAATCTGATTCCCACCTACCGGAAGTGGGCGCCCAAGGAATTTTTGCTCAATGGCAGTTGGGAGAGTTCCTATTCCTCGGGCGAACAGACGTTGCGATTGTTCAACCCGCAGACGAAGCAGCTTTTGGGAACGATCGAATTCATGTCGAACAAGCAGGATTTGGGCACGTTCCAGGGTCCGCCACGCCATATGCTCGTGTTCGACGAGGAACCGAACCACGAAGTCTACAAGGAAAATTTGATGCGTTTTACGACCGCATCGACTCTGGATGTTCTCTTTTGCATGACGCCAACCAAGGGCTTGTCCTGGACCTACGATTTGTTTACGAGGGGGACCGATGAAGTGGGGAATAACGTGGAGTGGTTTCAGATTGCAAGCGTTTGTAATCCCCATGCGAACATTAAAGTTCTTCGTGAGATTTTGCGTGAAATGGAGTCTTACGAAGAACTCAAAATGAGACTCTTAGGCGAGTTCGTAAGTCTCTCCGGACTCGTGTATGGAAAACTGTTTCAGCATTCGCTCCATGTCATTCCCGCATTCAACACAGGATGCACATGCGGAGGCGTTAAACAGCATACGGATAGTTGCCCGTATAGCCTCTACATGGGTTTCGTGGGGATAGATCCGCACATGGTGAAAGATTCGTGCGCGGCCATGTGTTTTGTGGACCGAGAAGATAATTTCTATGTTGATACCTGCTACAAGCGGGGAGTCACAGTTGAAGAGATGAAACGGGATTTGGGATTGCTCGTTCAAGATCATCGGATTGTGAAATGTGTGGCCGATCCTTCCTCTGATTCATCGCTCACCATACACGACAATGTAAACATTTTTCAGTTGCTTAAGCGCGGGAAAAACGCGATTGCGAATTTGAGCAAGGCGGACAAGTTCCAAGGTTCGATTGCGGCTGGAATCTCCAATATCAAGGAACGGCTTAAGATTCATCCGGTGAGCAAAAAACCGCGATTCTTTATTTTCGACCGGCCCGAGAATAAACTTCTGATTAAAACCTTTAAGACGCTTCAACGCGAAATGTATGTGGATGAGTCGGAGAAAGGGCAGAAAGACAAAATCGCGGAAGGCATTCACGACCATCATGCATGCGTCCGCTATATCTTGCAACGCCGGTTCTCCTGGCGTCCTGCCGTTATCGAAACTCCCGCCCTGGGTGTCCCTGATGAAGAGTTGATGGTTGTGTAATGGCCGATATTTTTACCAACACAGGATCGTCAGCGGTTCCGCCTCCCCAGAATCCTCAGTCGACCTCCGAAATTCGGATTACCAAGAAAACGCAGATTACGGATTCCTTCCTCCTTAATCAGGGAAAAATGATTTTTGACAACGCGAAGACGGGCCACCAGCTTTTCTTTGAGCGGATGCGCAAAGACATGGATCAGTACGACGGGAAATTCCAGACGGACGAGCGTAAGTATTCCGATATCCTGGGGGTTCCGAAACTTTTTATTCCGAAGACCTTTGTCAACACGCAACGGATCGCGGTGGATGTCCTGGAAACAATTTTCTTTGACTCGGATGAGATTGTCGATATAAAGGCGAACAAGGCGGTCCCGCTCGAACATCAGAAATTGGTCAAGACGATTTTAAATCACAGATTGAACGGACATCCGATCGATTTTTACCAGGAAGCCTACGAAGCGACGATCAACGCCGTCCGGAACATGATTTGTATTTTCAAGGTGTGGCCGCAGATCGAGACGGAAAAGGTGGATGTGAAGCGTCTCAAAACTGACCAGCTGGAAGACGGGACCGAATATCAGACCTATGTGGACGCCAAAGAAGACCGAATAAAATATTTCGAACCGCGTATCGAATGCGTCCCGCCCGAAGATGTTTATTTCTCGAAACGGGCGACGTGGAAGAATTATTACAAGTATCCCATGATCCATCGCTACAAGCGGATGCGCTCCGAGTTGCGGCTTTTGGGATACAAGAATATCGATGCCGTGGCCGAAGTTCACTTGGAAGATCAACTAAATGATGTGGTCAAATATCAGCGGCGTCAGGATTATCAGACGCTTTTCAACGATGCGACGGACGTGCAAGATCAGGAAGAGGTTTGGGTTTTTGAATGTTGGGATTTTTTACCCGACGAGAAGGGAAAACTTAAAAGCGGCTCTTATATCTTGCTTGGTGACATGCTGGCCCCAACCGTCGTTGGGCGCGAGTGGGTCGAAAACGATTTGCCCTACCGGTTTTCTCCCTTCGAGCATAACAGGCCGCCGATTATTTTGGGAGAAGCCTATCCCGAACCTCATCGGCTCGAAGGGAAATCCTATCCGCAGATAACCGAAGCCCTACAGAAAGAAACGAACGCGCAGCGGAATCAGGAGCGGGAAGCGATTGCGCGTGATTTGCGTCGTAGTATGTACATTAACCGCGACGCGAACGTGGATTTGTTGGCGCTGACGAACCGGCGTATCGGCGGTTACGTGTTGGGCGATGGTCCAGCTCAGGAAGCGATTCAGGAAATTCCGACGAACAATTCAGCCGCAATCCTGTCACGAACCCAAGCGCGTACCGATAACGATTACGCGGAGACGGGATTGCCGCCTCTCTTGCAAGGCGCATCGAGCAATTCGGAATCGGCGACGGAATCAAGCCAGCAGTTGTCGAACGCGAACAAGAAAATCGCTTTTGTCATCAAGAATATCGCCTACACGGCGTTCCTTCCGGTGTTTCGTTATTTGTTGCGCTTGGAGCAGGCATACGAAACGGAAGATTATATTAAGGCGGTTGCCGGGAAATACATGGGTCCCTTGATTTGGGACAAGTCCATTTCCCCGCGTGATATTTTGCAGGGCGATTTTGATTTGCAGACGAATATTTCTGTGAACAAAAAAGAACAGATCAACAAGTTCATGCTGATTATGGATCGGGCGAACCAAGCAAACCAGGCGATCGGCCAGCTTGTCCAGATGCAAGTGCTTCCGGCTCAGCAGGCGAAGTTCCTAGATCCCATGCGAATCTTCAAGGAAGTGTTGCCATTGGTTGGGGTAAGGAAAACTGATGAGTTTGATTTGCAGGCCATGGCGCCGCCTCCGCAGGAAGGTCAAACAGGCGGGCAGGCGTCCCCGGCTGCTCCAATTCTTGAACCAAACAGTCAGACCTCGAACATGATCCCATCCGCTCCGGGGATGACGTGAGTGGGAATGCGATGAGAACAGATAATGTTCATGGATTTGATTTTCCGATGGAGGAAGTCAAAGCCCTTGAAAAACAAGCTTTGCACGGCGATCGCGCCCGGCAGATTCAGAACGGAGAGGATTGGAAATGGTTGCAACAATTTATTTTTGGCGCGATCTTTGACGAAGCGGTAATGACCTTGCGAAACGCGAAAACAGACGAAGATCGGGTTAAGGCACAGCAGATGTTTCTCGCATGCGAAAAGCCCAAGGCGCAGATCAATTTTTTGATTTCTCAGGGAGACGCGGCGGTCGCATCCCTTAAGGAAATTAGCGAACAAAACCAACCGACCCTTTACAATAAGGAGGAATAGAAAATGCCTAGAGGTATCTACGATAGAAGCGCAAGGAAATCAGCGGTAGCGGAACCGGGAATCCCGGTAATCCAGCAGAATCCCGGGAATCCCGGTGATTATCGAGTTAATAAGGTCCAGGTAAACGAAATGCCGGATCGGCAATCGGCCAATTCAAATGTCGAAATTATACGTCAGACGCATGGGGATGAAACCGTTTCCACTACAGAACGCCTTTTTGGCGACATGGATTTGACCAAGGAAGAGGTGGGGGTGGAACAGCAGCCACTTAAACCCGTTGAGCCTCTTCCGCAGAATCCCGATGAGGCGGAACAACCAAAATTTGCCGCCGCAGCACAGGCGGAAGAAGAAGCAAAATCGGATGGATCGGAACCAAAACCAGTTGATTCTAAACCGGAAGCGTCGGAGGAATTCATTGATTGGGAGAAGATGGCCGGGAAGAAAATCCGTCAGAAGATAGACGGAAAAGAAGTGATTGTGACCGCTGAGGAGCTTAAGAGCTACTCGGATCAGGATCAGATCAAGAAGCACTTAGCTGAGGCAGCGAATAAAGTTGGAGAGGAAAGAAGGCGACTAGCGGAAGAACGGAAGCAAATTCAAGAACTTAGGCAGCAGCGCCAGAGCCAATATGAGGCACCGTTACCAAACGGTCAACTTCAAGAAGCTCAGGTTCAACAAGATTATAGCAACCCAGTTCTTCAACGCATTCAATTTCTGGAATCACAGTTGCAGCAATTGGCTCAAGGAACGCAGCCGGTGATTTATGAAACGAACCGTCAACGCGTCGCCAATGAGCTAAAAGCACAGGGATTCAATGATTTCATGGACTATTTGCCAAAAATGGAAATGCACATGACAACCATTCAAGATCCGCAATTAGCCGGTTTCTATGACACGCCGCAAGGGGCAAAATCCCTCTATTTCCAACTTAAGGCGCAGGACATGATGAAAGTTCCTCAGTCTAAGGTAGTTGTACAGGATGTTCCACGTAGAACATCAGCACCGAACCCAGTTCCGCCCGCAACGCAGATTGATGGTGGTTCCCAACCATCGGGTAGTTTTAACGATGATTCGGGACACAGCTATCGTCAAGCGTTCAGACGGGCATCGACGCTGGGTGACGATAAGGAAGCCTGGAACGAAGTTCTCAGGCAAAAGGGCATTTTGCCCGAATAAGGAAATAAAATGACGCCTCCATCGAATACATTTCAAACATACCAGGCGAAGGGAAACCGCGAGGACTTGATTGATATCATCGTCAATATCTCGCCAACCAAGACGCCTGTACTTTCTATGACAGAAAGTGTCAGAGCCTTCGCTACTTTGCATGAGTGGCAGACGGATTCCCTGAATGCTCCGACCGCGAATGCGGCTGTTGAAGGTGATGATTCAAGCGCAACCGCTGTTGTGGCGACGACCAGACTCGTTAATGACACGCAGATCCTTACCAAAAACTTCATTATCTCCGGTACTCAGGAGATTGTGCGGAAAGCGGGTCGTTCATCTGAAATCGGTTATCAGGTCCAGAAATTGACCAAGGAACTTGCGACCGATATCGAATACGCCTTGGTTGTGAATACCACGGCAGCGACGGGATCGACCATAACCACGGCTCGAACCTTGAAAGGGTTGGCCGGCTGGATTACGACCAACTTGGCTTCGGGAACCAGCACGGCCAATCGTGCCCTGACGGCGAGCATCCTTGATGGAAATCTGCAAACCATTTGGGCGGCGGGTGGCGATCCGGATGTCATCTTGTCCGGTGGCGCTCAGAAGGTGGCTATTGCCGGATTCACTCAGAATACGCGGTACATTTCGGCGGAAGCGGCGAAGGTGGTTAACGCGGTTGATATCTATCAGTCGAGTTTCGGAACCCTTAAGACGGTCCTTTCCCATGTGATGAACACGAGCCTGGCCAACCAAATATTCAATTTGGATATGAGCTATTGGCGAAAAGCGTGGCTTCGTCCTGTTGGATTGGCGGAATTGGCTCGGACGGGCGATTCGCGGAAATTCCAGATGGTTGCGGAATTGACGCTTGAATCCTTGAACGAAAAAGCCAGCGGAGTTGTGACGAACCTGACTTAACAATTGACGCCTTGGGGGAGTGGAACATCTCCCCACTTCCCCAAGGTTTCTTTTTTAAAACCATGATTATTCGATCAAGCAAATTGCAGGAAGGAACGACAATAACGGAAGACAGGGACAAAATCACCTTGGATAAGGTGGTCGATATAGAACCTGTTTTGGCCGCTAACTATTTTTCAAAGAAAGATTCACAGAACGGATTTTCTAAAGATAGGTCCATGAGAAAGGTTGCAAGCATACCGTTTGAAACATGGCTGGATCTAACCAAGAGAATGCCGGAATTGATTTTGGGCGACAGAGAATTGAGAGAAAAGTCAATGAGGAAGTGGTTAAAAAGTGAAGAAGGAAAAATGTTTTGGTCGGTTGAAAAAGGCGTATGACAGTTGATTTGATTATTCCGACGCTGGGACAGGTAAAAAAGTTAAGTCATCCCTATATTTGTTTTGAGAATTTGCATCACATTCCATGGCCGGTACGGATTCATATCGTTAATCGTGGAAAATCGTGGGCGGAAGCCATTAATATCGGATTGCGTCAGACGGACGGAAACAACGATATTATCCTTATGGATGACGATGTTTTCATCAACGGAAAAACTTTTTCGTTGATTTCTGAATTTTATGATCAAGCGGATATTTTCGGATTCAAACTTTTATTTCCGGATGGAAAGATTCAGCACATGGGTGGATATGTAAAAAATGGACAGATTGGCCACATCGGATATCGATTGGACTCGAAAGAAATAGAAGAACCTCTGAAAGTTTGCCATGCGACCACATCCCTTGTTTATATTAAGAGACGTGTTATTGACGCTCTTTTCGGAATGGCCGAAAATATGCCGGGAATTCAGATGGAAGATGTTGATTTTAGTTTTCGGGCATTAAAGAAAGGATTCACTATTTTATGTCTTCCTTCGGAAGCGATTCATCTTGAATCGGCAACGAAACGCCATGAAGTTAATTTTCAGGAAAAAATATCGGAAGCCTTTCGGGAAATTGTTCGACGGCATCTCGGTGATAAAGATTTTTTAAATCTTGTTGAATCGTATCCGAAAAAAATTGTTTTGGAAGAGGCGATTTCGTGAATAGCGTTAAGGAAATTTCTTCGATTCGGAAGTACAACCGTTTTGAATCGTTTAAGATTTTAAAACACAGTTCGAAGATTGAAGAGATTGTTAAAGGGAATATTCCTTCTCCGGTCGAATGGGTTATTTATCCGTCGAATATTTGCGGATATCATTGCGGTCACTGCATCATGGCGAAAGAACAGATCGACCATCGTAAGTTGTTAAGCAAAGAAGCCATGATGAAAATACCGGAAGACGCGAAAAAATACGGAATAAAATGCGTTATTTTTTCCGGTGGTGGAGATCCGCTATTGAATCGTTGGACAATGGATTCGGCCAATAAACTTAAGGAATACGGAATCAGGGTCGGAATTAACAATCAGGGTTATCTTTTGAATGATCCGACTCCATTCGATTTTATCCGGTATTCCGTTGATGCGGCGACTCCCGACGTATATCAACAGATCCATCGCGTTCCCAAGGGGGATGGATGGGAAAGGATCAATGAGAATATCGCTTACCATGCGGATTTAAGGAGCGCCGGTCACGATATAGAAATGGGACTCGCTTTTCTAATCACGCCCCTCAACTATCACGAAACTTACGATTTTTGCCTATGGGCGAACAAATTTAATCCTGATTTCATTCATATCCGTCCTGCCTATTTGGATGCTGATTATTTGGATAAGGAATATCCGGGTGGTGGACTTAGGATCAAAGATGAAATAATCCCCAATTTAAGAGAATTGGCAAAAAATATTGAAAAGGAATTTTCGAACGTATTTTTTCGAATCGATAAATTTGAAGGATATTGGACGCCGAAACTTTATACGAAGTGCCGGGCCAATTCCTTGATGGCTGTCACCTCCGGCGACGGAGCTTTTCTTGTATGCCAGGATCGCGGAATTATGGAAAGCGAAAATTATCTTCGGTGGGGAAATTACAATGAGCAATCCTTTGAGGATATTTGGTGGGGAGAGGACCACAAAGCGGTAATGGAATCAATTGATTTGGACAAGTGCCCGCGTTGCGTTGAGAATTCCTACAACGAAATTATTGAACATGGATTTGTCCGGGACAATATGAAGTTGGATCTTATATGAAGGTATGTATATTTCGTGCATCGGATGGGGCTTGCGATTTTTATCGGACAGTTCTTCCTATACACACGGCGCATACGAACGATAAGATTCAGAGTCGTGAAATATGGGTTTCGAATATATTGGTCGATCTTCTTTATGACAAAGAGAAATTTATCAAGGCTATGGATTCCGATATATACTTTCTTCAACGTTTCAACAAAAGTGGATTAATCGATAAATTGAAGAATTTTGCTAATGAATCAAAAATAAAAACCAATTTTGTCATGGATTATGACGACGACATTTTTCACGTTTCTCCATTGTCAAATCATTATGTCGATTACGGAACGGAAGAAATAAAGATTGAGAACAATGGGCAGATTATTCATGAATGGAAAGATGGAGTGAATATTGACATTAAGAAAAATCAGAACACCATTGATGAAATTAAAAAATCAATCGAATCCGTAGACATGATAACGACGACGAATGATTATCTCGCCAATGTACTTCGTGAATTTAATCCATCGGTAAAAGTTCTTCCGAATTGTGTCGATTTGAATCAATGGAATAGACTCGATATTCGTCGAAAAAATCCGGATGAGATTCGAATCTGTTGGGCGGGCGGACACTCCCATTGGGAAGATTTGTATTTGATTCGGACATCATTAATTGAAATTGCAAGGAAATATCCGAATGTGAAAATTCTTATGGTCGGATACATGCCTCAGAGTATGGAAAAGGATTTTAGGCCCGGGCAATTCGAATTCCATCCGTGGGTTGAAACCCCTGCCCATCCATTTCGGACGGCCGCCCTTGACATTGATATCGCCATTATCCCATGCAAAGATTCGATTTTTAATCGATCGAAAAGCACGATCAAATGGGTTGAATTTTCAAGTCTTAAAATTCCTTGCGTTGCATCTTATGTTCAACCTTATCGGTCAATTCAGGATTACGATAAAGTGAATCGCGGTATTTTTGTTGATAACAATGATGAGAATGCCTGGATTCGTGGTATTGAACTTTTAATCAACGATGAGAAATTAAGAAAAGAAATCGGAGAAAATGGACGGAAATTCGTCGAAGATCACCATGATATCAATACGCAATACCATCAATGGGTCGATGCTTTTAATGAAGTGAAGGAAATAAAATGGTCCCCACAAACCCAACTCTCCTTAGCATAGTCACCGAAGGATTGAACGCGGCGGGAGAATCCAATCCATCGGCGGCCATGATTTCCCGTGCGTCGAGCAATTGGGTTGAACAGATTAAAAATGAGATTTGGCATCTAGCCAAGAAGCCGAAGATTCTTCACGTCACATCCTATACGGTCATCAATCAGGGCCAATCACGCTACGCTTATCCTTCCGATTACTCGTCCGATTTGTTCTTGACACTCCTATGGGGATCGGACAGCAATACATGTCAGACGGGAACGATTAATACCATCACGTTAAATTCCAGTGATAAATCGGGAATACAGATAATCGGAAAAGAAATTTTGATGATGAGTGGGACGAGTGCCGGAAGCTATTCCCAAATTGTTACTTATGATCCGGCGACGAAGTTAGCTGCGATGGTTCCCAATTTCGATACGGCCCCGGTAGCGGGCGATGGGTACATGATTGTCGACCAGGAATATCCCGTAGAGACTCGTCCTATTTTTGATTGGGATGCTCGGATTAAATTGGTAGCGCCCGGACTTCCACAATATCTTTATCCTGTTGGAGACGATGTTTCCGGTTATTTTGTTTTTAATTGTCCGCCCGATAGAACGAGAGGGGCCAGGCTTCGTTACTATTCCGACATTAGTTTGCTGGATGTCAATTCGGATTTGATGTCCGTTATTTATCGGAAATGGCGGAATATATTCATCATGGGCGTTAAGGCTTTGAAATTGCAGGATGAGGACGATGACAATGCCGATGGCGCATTGCAGGGATATCGTCGAGCTTTGCACGATTTGATTTATCGGGAAATGTATGGAATGGATTTGAGCAACATAACGGACAGAGTAACGGATTATGATTTTGGTGCGGTTGGAAATTTTGGCGGTGGGAGTGGAACACGATGAGCGCAATAATGTGGACTCAGATGGCTTATAGCGGTGTCAGTCTTTACGCTTTAGTTCGAGGACAGAATACAAGTCTTATAGCGAATGGATCAGCCCTAACGACTTATAATGTTTCGAATTACGCAACTTATATTGTTCCAATGACGGAACAAGTTCCAACTGGATATTTTGCCGCCGCATTTCCTTCTTATCTCCCTGCTGGTTTATATACTTATTCGGTTCATCAAGGAACAGGCGTAGCTGGCGATATATCCGTTGATAATAAGACTATGGATTGGAGTGGAACAGATGAAAACTACATTGGGCTTCTTCCGACTCAGATTAAAACAGAGGTTGATGATTCATTGGGAACGGACGTTATTCCTGAATTGTCCGCCGTTCCATCCGCTACACCGACGCTTAAAACTGCGCTTATGTTCCTCTTCATGGCGCTTCGGAACAAGCGAACAAATACCGCAACGTCGATGAATATTTATAACGCTTCGGGGACGAGCATTACGCAAGCGTCACAGTCGGACAACGGAACTGTTTATGACAAGAGTAATTTCACCTAATGGCTATCGATACTCCGCAGAAACGAAGTTCGACTTTTCAAATTCCGGGGATTATGATGAATCCATTTCCCCGGGGTGTGGTCGATGCTCCGAACCGGCAGCAGATGGCGGACGTTTATGCTGGAATCGCGGCGGCGGCTCCCTTGCCTGCGCGATGCACGAATTGGGTTCCGTCCAGTCGGAACACGTCAATTTGGGTTCCAGAAAAGGAAGTTGTTCCGTGCTAGGGTTAAAGAATGGGATTTAGATCGGAAATATTGCACGTTCCAATGACGGAAGCGGCGTTTAATTACAGCCGTAATTTTGAATTGATTCCCGACACGGGGTTAATTGATCCGTCAACGAATTTCAATCTTCACAACTTGGGATTGGAAAGTCGCGGGGGTACGTCTATTTTCATGGGCGCAAATATCAATGAGCGTATCATGGGTGGGTATGATTTCCGTCAGTCAACTGGAACGCAGAACATGGTTTATGCGAAACAGAATGGAACCGTTTACGCCAATGATGATGGAACGGAAATCGCTACCGGAATGTCCGTTAGTAATTTCTTCCATTTTAGCCAATTTTACAACGATCTTTTTATTGCGGATGGTGGTACGACGCCTCAGATATGGACGGGCGGTGGCGTGACGACTCCCGTAACGCCTCCGTCCGATTGGGCGACGAGCGGAAATCCATTTCAGATTATCTTTCATCCGAGGGGGGCTAGTTTCCGAAATTGGGCGATTACTCCAAACGGTGTTTACGCATCCGCTACTAATGATGGTTCCGATTTTTCAGATGCGAACGTGAAATACATTCCTATCTATAGCAAGGGGGGACTTGTCGCCGGAATCGAATTCGGACAAGAACTTTTTGTTTTCAGCAAGACGGAAACGTTTCGGATTGATGATTCCAGCACCAACGATGCGGATTGGGGATATAAGAAAGCGATTTGGGAAGGCGGCGCGGCCCATTGGCGTCTCATGGTTGTGGCGGATAATGACGTTTATATCATGACCGACGATTTGACGATTTATTCCCTCCAAGGTGTTTTCCAGACGGGCGATTATCGGAAAGCGTCTGTTTCTCGACCGGCGCAGATTGATCGTTATTTGAGGGAAAACGCTACGTTCCAGAATATTGAAAATTGGCATTGCGCTTATGATCCGAAACTTCGGTGCATTAAATGGTTTGTCCAGGTAGGGGAATCAAACACGAATACGGCCTTGGTTCAATTCATTGATAAACCAACTGACAAAATGTGGGCTTATCACAATAACGATCTTCATCCGTCGGGATATATCGCTTCGGCTTCGTGGACGACACGAAAGACGACTTCCGATTGGCGGATTCGAACGGGCGATTATTCTGGGAATATTTGGGAACTTGAGAATTCCGCCAGGAACGACAATTTTCAGGCGATCCCAAGTAAGATGAAATTTAAGCCTTGGCAATTCGGAAATCCCGTTATGCACAAGCGGTTCAACAAGGGCGTAATGCGGGTCAGGTCAGCTACCAATATTACGTTGATTATTTTTGTTTGGATTGATAATCGGAGAATACCGGACGTTTCCCTGACAATTTCAGGATCGGGGGCCGTGTTTGATGTGGCGCGATTCGATCAATCTTATTTTGCGGACGATATTATTTCTCAGACGCCATTCGATATAAAGTCGTTTGGTAAAACAATGCAGATACAGATTAATCACGATGCGGTCAACGAAGATTTCTTTTTCTCGGAAATATTGGTTGCGTTCAAAGAGAACGGCGTGAGAGTGTATGCCTAGTTTTACGCATGATTATTTGATTTTTGACGAATTCGGATTGGAACGAATTCTTTGTATGCAATGTGCGAAACCGATCAAGACTCGAAGCGAAGTGGTTAGCAAATTGAATCCGAAAGTGGTTATTCGGGAATTGGCGAAACACGCGGATTATCGGGAAATCCCTGTTATCCTTGATGATGAGAAGATTGCTTTTATCATGGTTTGCGATGAATGCAAGTTTTTCAGTATTGACGAAGAGAAGGCGAAGAATATTTCGGATCAAATCGTTAATGGACTTCGTTTGCAATTGGAGTTCGAAGGGAAGCTCCCTGACTTGATTGAGGGAATATTAAAGACTCAGAATTACAATGTAAAAAGAAAGGCAGAGGTTTTTGAAGTGACGGCAGCATTGAGAGGATGAAATGAGTACAGCGCAATTTACGACACCTTTGATTGTTGTCATCCCAGGACAACTAATAACAGCTTCTTTATGGAATGGGGAATATAACAACCTATTTACCAATTTAAATCCTCAGGGAATTGGAGGATATTCAGATAATGACACTCAGATGCGAGCGGCAACCGATCCTTTTCCCGGTGGATCAACTTCGCGGCCTACGGATATTGCAGGAGAATTTCAGCGTCTTCGATATATTCTGAATCTCATTATTGGCCAGACTTATTGGTATCAGCATCCGTTGACGGATTTGAGTTCAACGGATACCGATATAACGGCGCTTGAAAATAGATTGCCGGTCCAAACCGTTGATATTGGAGATTTGCAAGTAACGAATGCGAAGATTAATGATGTCGCGTCCACGAAAATTACCGGGACAATTTCAACTGCCCAAATTGCTAATGCGGCGGTTGACGAAACGAAATTAGCGGCATCTGTAGCCGGAAATGGATTATCGGGTGGGGCTGGTTCTCCCTTGGCGGTTGTTGTTGATGGAACAACAATCCAAATTTCAAGCGATACTCTTTCAATTCCAAACGGCGGTATTGGAGTCAATCAAGTCTCAGCGGCATTGAAACCGAAACAACCGAAAACAAATGTTTCTAGTCTTATAACCGCTACGTCTGTTAATGGAATTTTCGGAACTGTTTTTAGTGTTACGGGAGCTGGGGCACTCAAGGGTATTACGCTTAAAGCCGATCGATCCGGCGGTGCATCAAGTTCTTCCACGTTTTCGATTAGAATTACCTTGGATGGAGTGCAATACGTTGTGGGCGGGCTTGTGGCCAATTTTACAAATATTTATCAAATTGCTGCGGCGGCATGGGCGAACGCAAAACCTCCGACATTGACAAATTATTTTACTTCCAATGCGGTAGCGGGAACAGGATCAGATTTTTATTTTGGATTTAACGCTAGTCTCTTAATAGAACTTGAAGCGACTTCTGTTAGCGACGGAGCGAATGGATTTTATGTGGCAACGTCTTATGAAAATTAAATTGTTCCGCAACAACGGGGAAACCCCTACTTGCTATTTCATGCAAGGGGTTAACCGATGTCATGGCTCAGTAATGCTTTAGGAACAACACGTCCTGGCGCTCCTACACTTCCGCAAGCTCCGACGCTTAAAGCGCCGACACTTCCTCAATATCCTGGTTTATCTCCGGAACAGCAGGCGCTTCTCCAACAGCAACAGGGTTATCTCCAACAGGGGCAGGGTGCTGTTTCCAACTATGCTTCCAATCCTTATTTTCAGCAGAGCATGGAAGCCAACCAATTGGCTTTGGAGAATTATAAGAACGCACTACAGGGAAAGATTGCGCCTAATCAGGCATTAGCGCAACAGAAAGAGCGTGACTGGCAACAGACGGTTGAACAAGCAGCACAGCAGGGAATTCGTCTCTCTGGGAAGACGCCAGAATCCGCTGTTTCTCAATCCACGGCGGGGAATCAGATCATTCAGGATTTTGCGAAACGTTACGGCGCGTTGGAGCAAAATTACAATTTGGGTCAACAGCAATTTGGACTCAATGCCCAACAACAGGGATTGGGTCAGGTTAATAGCCAATATCAGAATACGTTGGCTGGATATGGGCAATTGGCTGGACAAGCGCAACAGCTTTATCAACCTTACCAACAGCAACAACTTGGTCCATGGCAAGTTCAAACGAATCAAGCCTTGAGTGATACTGATATCGCCAATCAGAATGCAATGAACGCTTATCAGCAGCGTTTGATGCAATTGGGATTGAATTATAACGATGCGCTTGCCGGATATCAGAACAAAATGGGGATGGTGAGTGGTGGAATGCAGCTTGCTGGAATGGGGCTTGGCGCAGCTTTTGGTGGTCCCATGGGGGCCATGGCCGGTGGTCAAGCCGGTGGCGCTTTGGGTCAGACTTTTACGGGGCAGGGTGGAGGCGGTGGAGGATTTAATCCCGGTTCCTATATTCAAGCCTACCAGGGAATGCAGCGCCAACCAAGCATGGGATTCCAACCTTACACTAAAACGCCTGGCCCTTATGCTTATGGACAGTAGGAGAAAATAATGGCCGATTTACCACGATATCCGCTTCCCAATCCTGAGCTTCCTTTTGGACAGCAAGCGGTTTCTCCTGTTGCTCAAACGAATCCGCTGATGTCATTGGCAAGTGGGGTTAATACCGGAGCGCAATTGGGATTGCAATTTGCTCAACAAAAGATGCTTCAAGAGCAACAGCAAAGACTCCAACAAAAACAGCAGCAGGAAATGGAATTGGCGCAGCAAGAAGAAAAACGGAAATCATTCGAAGATTTTACGAAGGCTGTTTCGACTCTTCATGCCATGCCGGAATCAATCCGCCCTCAGATTTGGGACAACATGGTTGTTCCTGTTGCGACAAAATTGGGATTACAAGTGAGTCCTGGTTACGACAATTTGAGTGACCATCCTTTTACGGAAGACGTTAAGAAAATTTTGGATTACCATAAAAAAGATCCAAAGAATTTTCCTCTTGATGATGCGTTGGGAGCAATTCATGTGATGGCGCTTAAAGCTTCCGAACAGGGTCAAGCGGAATCTTCGAAGACCATGATGGATATTGCTGATAGCATGAAACCCAAAGAATCTAATCCTTCTAGTGATTTAAATCGTGAATTACGAATTCAACAATTCAAGAGTGGAATTGTTGGTAAATTCACGGGAGATCAAGCGGTTAAAAAATATCAGCAATCTCTTGATGCGGCTGGTGATATCCGATCTTTAGCGGAAAGTGGTAATCCGATTGCGGCAGCAGCGATACCGACGTATTCAGCAAGAATGTCGGGAGAGGTTGGGAATCTTTCCGAAGCGGATAAACGCCCTTTCGGTGGAAGTCAGGCGACATTGCAGAGATTAGATGCGGCTCTTACGCAAATGTCAACAGGAAGGCTAACGGCTGATAATCGTAAATTTATAATTGGTTTAACCGATATTATTGCAAAACGATCCAATGAAAAAATGGATGCCTTGGCGAAAACAAGGGCTAAGCAATATGGGTTCAATAATCCTTATTTTGATGAATCGGATATTTTTCAAGCAATGCGTCCCGATTCTCAAATGCCATCACAAACATCAGGATCTATATCATCAAAAGATGAATTGAAAAAGAAATTGGGATTATGAGCAGAGAATCAGCTAATCAAGCATTAGAAAGTTTAACTCCGCAAGAGGTGGATTTGCTGAACAATTCTCCTGATTTATTGGATGCTTTTCGACATAAACATCAATTGGATATAAAGCAACCATCGGAATTACAGCGGAATATTTCTACCGCAGCACGGCCAATTCTTGAAATTG